TTTCATGCCCTGATGCTCGCCGCTAAGGGTTGACCCCTGCCCCCTGACCCTGTACAATACACTCACACGCAACCAACCCGATGCGCTTCTCTCCTGCCTCCCGCCTCACCGATCGCCAGATGGTCTGGGTCGGTTACCGTAACGACGGCAGCAAGTTCAACCGCCTGACCGACCCCGCTGGTCATCCTGCCACGGTCATCGCCGCCCAGTGGGCTGAGGTCCACCGCAACGACGTTCGGCAGGCACAGTGGGGTTGACGCCCCGCCCGTTACCCCTTACAATACACACAGCAACCAACCCAACCATGGCAAAAGCAATCGGCACCGTTCGCGCTTCCGACCTGAATGTGAAAGGACAGGCGATTCGCGTGAGCAGCGGACGCGGTAGCACCATGACCCCCGCCCGTGGACTGGGCGCCTCTATGGTGAAGGACCTGCCCGCTGCCATCGCCAACGCTAAGGCACAGTATCGCGCCGACCGCATCGCCGCCGCTCGTGATCGCCTGGCAGATCGCGTTGGGCACTCTGACCTGGCAGTGCGTTTCTGAGGCAGTGGCGCCGCCCTGCTGGGCGTTCGTGATCCGCAGTGCCCTGCCCGTGGCGGGGCGGGCGCGGCGCCGCCGTGTTATAAAAAACGCTAACTACCCTAACCTACAAAGTGTTACGGCAATGCGATAAATTATAACACTCAATATAAAAAAATTTTTCGGTATATAAAAATCTCCCAAACCCTATATAATACCGAAAAAGAAAAAATATATCACTGAGATGAAAAAAAATTCGCCAGAAAATTTTGAAACTCTACAAGTCGATCCTATTTCAGGTGATTACTATCTTGTAATTCCTGAGTGGGTTGCTAACGAACTTTCATGGTACGAAGATACAGAAATCTCCTTTAGTGTTGAGGGTGATGAAGTGATCTTAACCGAACATACAGAAGATTTCTGATTCATTGACAACCTCTATATAATATGTTATGATCTTTGATGTAATTACATTCAATTATGGCTAAAGGATTTACTGTTAAAGCAAAAACTCCAGTAGTTGCCAAAAATTCCGCCGCAACCGAAGAGTGGGACTATAATCTAGCACGAGAGATGATTCGTGGTAAGTCTATTGTGTTCTGTCTACCAGGGCGCGGTGTTTCTTACACGTATCTGAAGAACTTTGTTCAACTCTGCTTTGATCTTGTACAATCTGGTGCAAGTATTCAGATTTCACAAGATTATTCTTCAATGGTGAACTTTGCACGTTGTAAGTGTCTTGGTGCAAACGTTCTCCGTGGTCCCGATCAAATTCCCTGGGATGGCAAACTACCTTATGATTACCAACTGTGGATTGATAGTGATATTGTATTCAACACTGAAAAATTCTATCAGCTTGTTCTGATGGATAAGGATATCGCTGCAGGTTGGTATTGCACTGAAGATGGCATGACCACTTCAGTTGCTCACTGGTTAGAAGAAGATGATTTCCGTAATAATGGTGGAGTGATGAATCACGAAACTCTGGAAAGCATTTCGAAGCGTCGTAAACCATTTACTGTTGACTACACTGGATTTGGTTGGCTTCTGATTAAGCATGGTGTCTTTGAACACTCTGAGATGAAGTATCCTTGGTTTGCTCCAAAGATGCAAGTCTTTGAATCAGGTGAAGTTCAAGATATGTGTGGAGAAGACGTTTCATTCTGTCTTGATGCAAAAGAAGCAGGTTTCGAAATCTGGTGTGATCCTCGCGTTCGCGTTGGTCACGAGAAGAGTCGCATTATCTGATCTCATGCATACAGAAGAAAGATATAACATCTATGTGGGAGATGAACGTAAGTTCTCTCATCTCACAGAAGAAGAATATTTTTCACTGATGGAGGACCTGGCAATCGAGTATTATGAGACAGGTTCTCCACATCCTAAAAAGATTCGTACTGAAATACTGAGGAATTATTAATCTATGGCAGTTAAAGCAAAAGGTGGTCTGAATAAGCGCACTTCTTATATCCCTGGTCCTCCTAAAAAGTCTCGCCAGGGAGATGGTGCGGGAACTAAATATGCCGCTACGTCTCGCAATGGAGCTAGAAAAAGATATAGAGGGCAAGGTAAAGGATGATATCCAATGATATGCAGGCGTGGGAAGCATATCCTGAGTATCGGTGGGTTTTTAATAAACTTGAACTTGCGTTACGTTTAGGTTATCAATGTGGACCTGCCTGTGTATCAATTAAAAAAGCGGGAGATTATATTGTTCGCCCGACCTATAATTTGCGCGGTTGTGGAATAGGTGCTAAAAAACTGTTTTTAGATCCTGAAATACACGCCGAAGACATGATTCTTCACAAATTTATTCCACCTGGATACTTCTGGTGTGAATATTTTGTGGGGAATCATTTTAGTATTGACTATAAACGTGAAAATAATGTGTGGATTCCATTCAGTGCTATGATTGGAACACATGAAAATGAAGATAATCTGGTTAAATTTGAAGTTTGGGAGAAAATAGAGATACCAAACCTTGAATTACCTGATTTTATTCAAAAGATTGATGTGGAATATATCAATGTCGAGTCAAAAAACGATAAAATATTTGAAATCCACCTAAGACCTGGCAATAAAGAGATCTGGAATCTCCCCATGGGTTCAAAATTACACCCATTATGGGAAGATGATGTAGAAAATGACAAAAAATCACTTAAATTTCTTCCAAACACAAGATCTGATCAGCGTTTTTACGCTGCAAATGGATATTTGGCAGATGTTCGAAGAGGATTTTACGTTGAATTACCGAAATAAATAGATTTTTTACAAAAAACTGAGTTGGAACGCTTTTCGATGGGGAAACACCTGCTGTTAGAGGTGTATGACGTAAAATTTGATCTTCTAAATGATGTAAAATGTCTTGAAGAAGTGATGATTGGGGGCATTGAACGTGCAAAAATGACAATTTTAGACATTTTTGCTCATTCTTTCACTCCTCAAGGATGTACAATCGTTGCTGCACTTGCAGAAAGTCATGTTTCTTGCCACACTTGGCCAGAAAATGGGTGCATTGCCATCGATGTCTACACTTGTGGTGAAGGAAATCCTCGTTTAATTGCAATTGAGATGCTTAAACATCTAGGTTCGACTAACTATAATATAAGAGAGATATACAGATAAGTTGCCACCCCAGGGATAGCAACCCCTCTAAAAGTTCTGTTTAACCTTTTTGGAGAAAACAGATGGCAACTAACCCTAATCCCGATAGGGATCGTGAATACATGTACCAGATGTGGGGTACAGACAAATTAGTAACAGATTATACAATAAAAGAAGAACAAAAGAAAAAAGTGATTCAAGAAATTATGCATGATGATATTCCACTGACAAAGCATAATTTAACTGAACAATCTAAAATTCATCATCAGATTTGTAATGATGAAGATTATGATGATTGGGAGTATGGAACTGAACCACATTACGGAGAATCCTGGAAGTAGACATAAATAAATTCAGAAATTTTCGACCAATAAATGGCCGTTCAAAAAATATCCAGGGCATTTAAGGACATAAGTTTATCTTTTGAACCACATCCTATTACTAAAGATTTACCTGTTCTTAAAAATGAAGCTGCTATTCGGAGAGCGGTTCGTAATTTAGTGGAAACAATCCCAACAGAGCGTTTTTTTAATTCTCTGTTGGGATCTGATATACAATCAAGTTTATTTGAATTTGTTGATTATGCATCTGCTTCTGTTATTCGAAATCAAATTCTAACTACAATTAGAAATTTTGAAAGAAGAGTAACAGATGTTCAAGTTGAGGTGAATCCATTACCAGATTTAAATACATTTGATGTAACCATAACATTTAGTATTATTGGTCAAGATGTTCCAGCACAAACGTTTACATTCATATTAGAGGCAACAAGATAAAATGCCTTTTACAAAATTTACCAGTTTAGATTTCGATCAGATTAAAGCATCCATTAAGGATTATCTTCGTGCAAATTCCACATTTACGGACTTTGATTTCGAAGGTTCAAACTTTTCTGTCTTGATTGATACGCTAGCGTATAACACATATATTACGGCATTTAACACTAATATGATTGTTAATGAATCCTTCTTGGATTCAGCAACTCTTAGAGAGAATGTAGTTTCTTTAGCAAGAAACATAGGTTACGTTCCACGCTCTAGAACCGCCGCTAAGGCATCTATCTCCTTTACCTTACCAACACAGAGCTCAAGTCCCACAGCCACTCTACAGGCGGGTCTGGTGTGTGTTGGTGCAGTAAATGATAGTTCTTACATTTTTTCTATTCCTGAAAATATTACAACAACTATATCTGGTGGAACGGCAACGTTTGGAACCGCATCAGACCCTATTTACATCTATCAAGGAACATTTCTTAAAAAACAGTTCACGGTTGATGGATCTTTAGATCAAAGATTTATATTAGATAACTCATTCATTGATACTGCTACTCTTATTGTAAAAGTTAAGGGTCCATCAGACTCTGGAGATGGTAGAGAGTATAAACAGGTTGATAATATCTTAAACGTTAAAGCAGACTCTGAAATTTATTTACTACAAGAAGTTCAGGATGAAAAATATGAACTTCTATTTGGAGATGGAATAATCGGTAAAAAATTAGAGAATGGAAGTATCATCACAGCAACATATATTGTTACTGATGGAAAGGAAGGTAATGGACCATCTCTGTTTTCATTTGCAGGTACATTTAGAGACTCTGTAGATCAGCAATTAATACCATCAGGATCAATTACGATCAATACAGTTTCTGCTGCATCAAATGGTGGTGATATTGAATCCATTGATTCTGTAAAATATTTTGCTCCTCGTCTTTATTCATCTCAGTATAGAGCAGTTACTGCTAGAGATTATGAGACTATTGTTCAATCAATCTACCCAAATACCGAATCTGTTTCAGTTGTTGGCGGAGAAGAGTTAACTCCACCTAGATTTGGAACAGTTTTAATCAGTATTAAACCAAAGAATGGTGATTACGTTTCAGACTTTGATAAGCAAACTATTTTATCAAAACTAAAACAGTATTCCTTAGTTGGGATTAAACAAGAAATCATAGATCTTAAAGTTCTTTATGTTGAACTTGATAGTTATGTTTACTATAACTCTTCGCAAGTTTCCAATGTCAATGATCTAAAGACAAAAGTTATTAGTACTCTAACAACATATTCAAGATCTGTAGATGTTAATAAATTTGGTGGAAGATTCAAGTATAGTAAGATTCTTCAACTAATTGATAATGCAGATACTGCAATCACATCAAACATTACTAAAATTATTATAAGAAGAAATCTAGTTGCTTCTTTAAATCAATTCGCACAATATGAACTTTGCTTCGGTAATGCATTCCATGTTGATCCAAAAGGATATAATATCAAGAGTACAGGATTTACTATTTTTGGAGAAACAAGTACAGTTTACTTAACTGATATTCCAAACTCTGATCGTTTAACTGGTATTATTGCTATCGTAACACAAGATATTGGTAGTGATAAAATTAGAGTCGTTAATAATTCGGTTGGAACTGTTAATTATGTAACTGGAGAGGTCCAACTTACCACAGTTAATATCACATCAACAGTTCTTGAGAATAATATTATTCAAGTTCAAGCATATCCAGAATCTAATGATGTTGTTGGTCTTAAGGATCTTTATCTGAGTTTTGACGTCTCTAGTAGCAAGATAAATATGGTTAAAGATACTATTTCTTCAGGTGAACAAATATCTGGTGTAGGATTTAAAGCGACTTCAAGTTATTCAAACGGAGATCTAAAGAGGCAGTAATATGATATCAACTGGTTTTGATGCAAGAGTAAAGATAAATCAAATAATTGAAAGTCAACTCCCAGAATTTTTACTCTCAGAAAGTCCAAAATCTATTGAGTTTTTCAAGCAATATTATATTTCTCAAGAGTTTACTGGTGGTTCTTATGATATTGCAGAGAATCTAGATCAATATCTAAAGTTAGATAACTTAACCCCAGAAGTTATCACTGCTTCAACGTCTCTATCAAGCAATATTACATCAAACTCTGGAGTTGTTACAGTAACTTCAACTAAGGGTTTTCCATCTGAGTATGGTTTATTAAAAATTGATGATGAAATAATTACATATACTGGGCTAACTACAAATACTTTTACTGGTTGTATTCGTGGATTTTCTGGTATTAGTAGTTATCATTCAGAAACAAATCCAGAAGAACTGGTATTTTCTTCAACAGATGCTGCTTCACACTCTTCAGGAT